AACGCCTTGTGGGCGTTGCAGTGGCTGGGCGTCCTGTGGCCAGAATGCTTGATGATGGGATGACGCTAGAAGTTACTCGCACTTGCACAGACGGCACGCGCAACGCCAACTCAATGCTTTACGGCGCGATTGTCCGCGCAGCAATAGCACTTGGCTATGCAAAGTGTGTGACCTATACGCAGCACGACGAATCCGGCGCTTCTTTGCGTGGCGCAGGGTGGACGCCAACGCAGACGTTAGCGCCTCGCGCAGGATGGGACGCGCCTTCGCGTGCCAGGGGTGACATTGGCTCGGCAGGCGTTGCCCGCATACGGTGGGAGAGAAACTGTGCTTGAGAAGCAAATCGAAGCCTACCTCGTCAAGCGCGTCAAAGAGCTGGGCGGTCGGGCGTACAAGTTCACCAGCCCTGCGCATCGCGGCGTGGCCGACCGGATCGTGTGCCTGCCCAACGGCCAGACATGGTTTGTTGAGGTCAAGACTGAAGGCGGCAGGCTGTCTGAGTTGCAGAAGGTCTTCGCCAGTGACATGGCGCTGATGAACCAAAGATATGTGTGTCTGTGGAACAAAGAACAAATCGACGGATGGTTGTATGAGAGTCTTGGTAGCTTGTGAATCTAGCGGCGCTGTACGCGACGCCTTTATCCGCGCAGGACATTACGCCGCGTCGTGCGATCTGTTGCCCGGCGAATCACCGTTGGGTGACCACTATCAATGCGACGTGACAGAAATTCTAGACCACGGTTGGGACTTGCTGATTGCACACCCGCCTTGCACCTATCTGTCTGTCAGCGGTATGCACTGGACCACCCGTGGCCTGCGCGACCCCAAGCTGACCGAGGACGCGCTGGACTTCGTGCGCTTGTTCATGGACGCGCCTATTGAGCGCATCGCCATTGAGAACCCTGTCAGCGTGATCAGCAGCCGCATTCGTAAGCCCGACCAGATCATCCAGCCGTACCAGTTCGGCCACGACGCCAGCAAGAAGACCTGCCTATGGCTCAAAGGATTGCCGTTGCTCAAACCAACGCAGATGGTCGAGCCGCGCATTATCAACGGTAAAGCGCGGTGGGGCAACCAGACCGACAGCGGCCAGAACAAACTGCCGCCCAGCAAAGACCGCTGGAAGCTGCGCAGTAAGACCTACGAGGGCATCGCTAACGCGATGGCAACGCAGTGGAGTTAAGGCCATACCAAGAGGAAGCGGCTGACTTCTTGTACGAGCACGACCGCGCCATGATCCTGGCTCCGGTGGGTGCTGGCAAGACAGCCATCACGCTGACGGCCATGTGGGAGATGCTGCGCGACGAGCACGTCAAGCGCTTTCTCGTCTTGGCTCCCAAGCGCGTCTGCACCGACGTGTGGCCGGTCGAGCAGCCCAAGTGGGCACCGATGGCCTCGCTGGCTGTTGCCGTGGGCACGCCCAAGCAGCGACTGGCGGCGCTCAAAAGCAACGCGCGCATCGTGGTGACCAACTACGACAACATCCAGTGGCTGGCCGATCAGAAGTTTGAGTTTGACGGCGTGGTGTTCGACGAGCTGACCAAGTTGAAGAACCCATCAGGCGCACGTTTTAAGGCGTTGAACAAAGTCCTTGACTGCCCAGTGCGTTGGGGCTTGACCGGCTCGTTCACCAGCAACGGTCTTGAAGACGTGTTCGGCCAGTGCAAGATGATCTCTCCTGCTCTATTAGGCCGCGCCAAGGGCGCGTTCATGCAGCAGTACTTCGTGCTGATCAACAAGGACTTCGGCGAGTGGGAGCCGCGTAAAGGCTCACTGGAGCTGGTGATGCAGCGCATCAAGCCTGCCACGTTCGTGCTGGAGCCTGGCGAGTACAAGGACAAGCTGCCACCCCTGCACACCGTGGAGGTGGCCTGCAAGATGGACATGACCGACTACAACAAGATGAAGAAAGAGTTTGTGCTGGATGACGTGGTGGCCGTCAACGCGGCTGTCGTCACGCAAAAGCTCCAGCAGATGTCGTCTGGTTTCCTGTACTCCGACAACGGCCCGATCTGGCTGTCGTCACACAAGTTTGATCGCCTTGAAGAACTGCTTGATGAAAACCAACATGCCAACACCCTACTGGTTTATCAATACCGAGAAGAACTTGCCGAGCTTAAGCGACGGTTTGGACACCTCACAACACTCGATGATGACGACGCCATTGAGCGCTGGAACCGAGGCGAGGTCAGGCTGCTTGCCGTCCACCCCAAGTCGGCAGGCCACGGCCTTAACCTCCAGCACGGAGGCCATCACGTCGTCTTCCTGTCCTTGCCCTGGTCGCTCGAACTGTACGAGCAGACCCTCGGGCGCTTGCATCGTAGCGGCCAGCGGCATGACGTGTGGTGCTACGTATTTCTGACCGACGCGACTGTCGATGAGAAAATCTGGGGTTCACTGCACGACAAGCTATCCCTTTCTCAAATCGCCTTGGAGGCACTTAAATGAAACGAATCGACCAATGGAAGGCCAAGCTGCGGGCGGCCAAGTCTGAGCTGCGACACAAGACGCGGCAGCTCAACGCAGCCCAGCGCACGCATGACCGCACGACCAAACTGATTGAACAACTGGAGAAGAAAATTGAGCTACACATGGCGAAAACTTAACGAGGTGCTGGCGCTGCTGCCAGAGGTGGACGTCAAGGCGCTGCTGGACTCCGAGATGGCAGGCGCGCGCCGTGTCAAGGTGATCGAACGTCTGCACCAGCGTTACAACACGCTGCGTGTGGCTAGAGAGAGGGCCGAGCTGCTGGCGCTGGCCACCAAATCATGAACAGGTTTGAGGCGTGGGAAGCGCATAACCTGGCCAAGTTTGCACAAGACGCCGCCACACGGCTGCTTGAGCAAGAAGAGCTGATCGAGAGTCTGCAAGCAGACTTGAAGGCAGCGATCCGTGCCTACCGGCACTTAGTAATCGAAGGAGCAAAACATGAAAGTCTACCCATCAATACCGAACAAAGATTTTAAATGGACCAGCGGCTCGGACGTACAAACGACTTGGCGCAAGTGGGGCTGGACGCCCCCGTCCGAAAAGATGGCGCCGCCCCCGCCAGAAAAGAAAGTCGAGCCACTGCGGAGATACAAATAATGCTGACTCGACTAGAGCAGGCTGAGATCATGCGGCAGGTTAAAAACCTTTTGGCTGTGCAGCGCCGCAATCGCACATCGGTGCAAAGCAGCCGCATGACCGAAGAAAGTGAGAAGCAGAGCAACGCGAAGGCGTTGGAAAACTTCGCTGATTTTCTGAAAGAGTTATGACATGACCGAATGCAAACACAAATGGGAATCACTGAACGACATGCCTTTGTACCGCTGCATCCGCTGCGGTGCTTTTTTGAGGGTCATCAAATGAACGAAGACGAAGACAAACCCACCCCTGCTGACGGTCAGTTGGTGTGGGCCTTGGTGGCCTTCATCGTGCTGATGCTGGGCCTGTTGACATTGAGGAGTTGTTTATGACTGACGAAAGATTTCTGGTGTTGGCAGGTTGCATCTGGCTTGCACCGCACCTTCCAAAGTGGCTTGGCCTTATCAACGGATGCGTCATGCTGATCTTGGCATCGGCAAGTGGATTGGGGTGGAAGCCATGACCAAAGACGAAGCATTGGACTTGGCGCTGGAGGCGTTGGAGTGGCAACAGCACATGCTGATAACCGCTATGCAGTATTCCGCTGCAAAAGGAATGACGTTTCTAGGCCACCCGCCAAATCCAAACGAAGCCATCACCGCCATCAAGCAAGCCCGTTCAGCACCTGTGCAGGAGCCTGTGAAGTTCCTTGCCAACGGTACACGGTTCAAAACGTCCGAGTTCCCATATGGCGTGTGCATCAATGGTCTGCCGAAGGAATTGTCTGGCCGCTGGGTTGCGCTGGTTGCAGCGGAGGACGACTGCCGTTTGCAACTGACCACCCCACCCGCAGCACAGCGGCAATGGGTTGGGCTGACGGATGAGGAGATGGATGAACTTGTGAACAGGTTTGCACGTTACGAATTAGTCCGGGCCACTGAAAACTTGTTAAGGAGCAAGAACGCATGAAAACCATAGTTGAAATGACCCGCGAAGCTGGTGGCTTTGATGCTACCCCTGAGTTCCTTGAACGCTTTGCCGACCTTGTCCGTGCTGATGAGCGTGAAGAAACCAACCGCAGAGCAAACGCAAGCTGGTCTCTGATGTGTGAAAAGATGGTCGCAGCCGAGCGTGAGGCGTGTGCAAAGGTGTGTGATGACATTGGTGAAGACCTATGGTCGCTTTACAAAGGTCGTGCGCCTTACACCGGGAAGGAAGAAGGAAGGGCAGATATGCACGTGCAGGGCAAGAGCGATGGAGCAGATGAATGCGCCGCCGCTATCCGAGCAAGGGGGAACAGTTGACCACCACCAACACAGGCATGCATGTCATCAAGGCACTGGAAGCGTTCGCAGAGTTTAAACGCATGACCGCACAGGAGTTTGCCGACTACGCCGACATCGGACGATACGATGCACACGCTGTGCTCAACCGCATGAACAAACGCACCAAGGCTGGCGAGAAGCGCATCCACGTTGCCGACTGGACGTACATCCACGACAGCGCCAAGCGCTACCCACGGGCGGTGTTCATGCTGGGTGACAAGCCCGACAAGCCAAGGCCCAAGCCCGACCTCAGGGCAAACCGCAAACGCAGTGAGCGCAAGATTCTGGCGTCATTTCGCATGAGCAGCGTGTTTAACCTGGCGATGACCCGTGAGGTTATCCGCGAAGCACGTCGGAGTCTGATTGCACCTCGGCCACACGCCGACTCCAGCCCTTGCCAAACGTACCCCAGTGCGGCAGGTCCATGAGAAAGGACAGGCGGCGCTTGCTGTAGTCGTCCACCAGATCGCCCTTGAACGCTGCCACAGCGGCTAGCGTCTTGGGTCCGATGCCACCATCAGGCTCGACCCCCACGCACGCTTGCAGCCACTTGGCAGCGCGTCCGGGACCGCTGTTCACGGCAGCGTCAAAAACGGCGTAATCCACACCATCGGGCAGATCGTCGCCCCTGATCTTGTCCCAATACTTGGCCTTGTACAGCGGGGCCACTTGGGCTGGCGTCAAGGCACGCATGGCCTGCTCAGTAACAGGGTGGCCGACCCACTCCTCCCAGACTCGTTTGGTGACGCCTAAATTGGTCATGCCACCGGGGTCATCGGGGTGGTTGACGTAACCACCCTCGTGCTTCAAGACGCGCTGGAGCGCCTCGGCAAAGTTCTCTCTCATTTCTTGCTCCGCATGTCTGCGAGTTTCTCAACTGTGCGGCCACCGAAGTAGGCCAAGAAAATGATCTGCCCCCACTGCCCCAGCAACTGGACGTAGGACTCTTGAGCGTTGTACCCATAGGCAGACATCATGGTGAACACGAAGTACGCCACAAAAATGGCTATAAGGGCCATAGGGCGAATGTTTTTGGACAGCCAAGAGTCAGACCCCATGTCGGCCCGCCAGCGCTCTGTGATGGACGTCTGTTCGATCTCAAACAGTTTGGTGTCGTTAGCCATCTTTGCCAGTTCGCCGTCCTGCGCCATTTTTGCCAAGTCGAGTTGTGCCTTGGCTTTGGCCTCGGGGTCTGGGATCAGCTTGTCGATCAGCTTACCGCCGACCTCAAGCAATGCGGTCAATGGAAACATAATTTATCCCCTTACCGCGCTGACCTTGTCAGCACCTTTGGTTACGGTTACCTTGTCACCCACTACGTCTACGCGCATGGGCTGCTCTTCTCGGTCCAATCGGTCCAGCTTGTCGATCAGTTGTTTCATAACCTCAAACTCGGGACGTTCTTGTTTGGGGTTGGCTCCAGCGATGCCGTTGAGCATTGATATCAGGGCCGTGAGTGCAGCGCCCAGCAAACCCATGACGGCAGCAATTTTGGACTCCTCTAGCGCAAGGGAGGCTAGCACGCCAATCACCACGATGAACGTGATGTAGAACAGGCCTTGCTTGCCGATAGCCTTGCCCGCAACTTCTTTGGCGCTGGAGTCGGCTTCAAGACGATTCAGTTCTGCTTGCGCCTGCGCTTTAAGCATTTCAATGTCAGAAACTTCAGCCATACGCTACCTCAATAAAAACCTTGGCGCACCAGACGACAAGCCCAGCAACAAGGGCCGCTGCAATGAATGCAACAGCCCAGTCTTTCATTTGATGATCCAGATGGCAGAAAAGATGGTTCCGGCCATCGCCACAATCATGAGGCCAGCGGTCTTCATCATGATGGATTCGATGCGCTTGAGCCGCGCATTGATCTGCTCATAGCGGATGGCGCAGACTTCTTCGTGGGTGGACAGCCTAGCTTCCGTCGCGTTGATCGTGCTCATCTTTTGCTTTCTGCAACTGCTGGTTGATTGACTGTACGACAGGCGCAACCTCACCGTAGGGTGCAAGCATGAGTGCCCGGTTGATGACAGCCAGTTCTTGAGGGGTTAAGACAAGGGTGATCATAGATTGTAGTATGGTACTTTAACGTATCCAGTGCCAACAAAAATTTTCAAATAGCCCGCAACTTGTGCAGGAGTTGCGCCCGACGATCCAGCAGTAGCCGATGCAAACGAATAGGCGCTGGTGAACGCTATCGTGTCGTTAAAAATAACGTCACCCGCATCACTAAACAACACCTTATCGTTTCCGCTGACTGAGTACACCAATCCGGGTATTGCGCCTACGCTGTCATGGCGCAGACGGTACAAAGACGAACCGTCAAAGGCTATATTTTCGTTGTTTTTGATGCGGATGGCTGATGTGCTGTTGGTGGCACCACTCAAGTCAACGCCGACAGTGTAGGTGCCGTTGAACTGAGCACCCCAAGTGCCAGAACTTGACACCTGAAGGCCGACCACCATGTTGCCTTGCAGCGTAATGCCGTTGGTCAACTGGCCTTGCGTCAGGTCAAGGTTTGTAGGGGCGATTCGCAAGCCGTTAGAGACAGTGTTGATCGTGCCGCCCGCAACGCCTTTACCCACGGACACATCAATGCCGATACGGTTTAAGCCGGTGTCTGTGCCGTTAGCAAATATACCCGCCTCAATACTAACCAATCCCTTAGTTGGGTTAGCGACTTGAGTGAAGTCACGCGCTTCAGCCACAACACCCCATGTCGGACCAGTGCTGCGCTTGTTGCCTTGACCGTAGACGCCCACGTTTTCGCCATCGGCTGAGTAGTTGTCCACAATACCGACAATCGTCCACTCGAACGATGTCTCAGTTGCGCCTGTGATGGTGCGTGCTGCAATGTTGGGGTTGACAAAGCCAACCGTGCCGCCCGAGACAGCCGAGGCGTCACGCAGTGTGTTGATGGAGGCTTTGGTGGCCGAGTCCAGCGCTCCGGCTGTGGGTGATGTGCCGTCCAACAACTGAAGGCGGGCGTTGACAGTGGTCGCCACGCCAGTGTCGGCAGGAGTGTAGCCGATCAGCGTAGCGCCGTTGCCAGCAGCCAGCACGGCCAGCGTGGGGCCGTTGGCACCGTTCACGTTGTCGGAGGTCCATATCTCCACATCATCGGCGTCTTTGAGCACCATGAAGTAGCGGTTGTCGCCGCACCACACAGCCGCCTCGCCTCGGCTGTTCAGGATCACCGGGTTGGTGTTGGCCGTGCCGCCGTTGTAGTCGGTGAACGTGGCTTGGGGCGTGGTCGTGCCAGCAGCGTAGGTGAACAGCTTGCCGCCCACCAACGGGTTACCGTTGGCGTCGAAGAACTGCATTACTGGACTGGGGATGAGCGTAGTAGGCATGATCGTGTTCCTGGTTACTTAGCGAGGGCGTTTTGGATTTCCTGCTCGGGCGTGAGCATGTTACGCTGGAATGCGCGCGTCTTTGGACCCTGACCGCCGGTCTTGACTGGGCGTGCCTTGCGGAATTGTTCTTCCAGCATCTCCAAGTTGCTTTGCAACTTTTCGCGCTCCATCATAGCGGCTTGACGCAGGCGCAAGTCTTGCGAACGGGCAGCAATATCTGCCTGCATCTGAGCTTTTTGCTTAACCTTATCGATGGTTTCTTGCAACCAAACGCGGTCCATCATCTTAGTGGCCAAGGCTTTGTCACTCAGCGCCTTCATGCCTGGCACGGCCTCGGCTAAATCGACTTTGGTCTTCTCCCACGCAATCCGCTGCTCGGCACTCATCAAAGCAGGCGACTTGCCAGACGACAAAATGTCGGCCGCACCTGACAAACTCTTGCCGGTGCTTTCGATAATTTGAATGTCAGGCGTAGCGCCGCGCAGCGTTGTGTCTACAGGCACCAGTCTGCCGGTAACAGGGTCCAGCTCAAACGCTTGACCGCCGCGTGTGGGCCGGCGTGCAGCGGCTTCGGCCGCAGCTGCCTGCTGTTCGGCTTGCTGGCCCAACGTGCGAGACATTCCCGCCGCACGCTGACGTTCGGCGGCGAGTGTTTCCATCGTACCGCCGTAGCCTAATTGCGGTGGTCCACCAGTCTCAGGCCCAACAAATGTTGCGCGAGGTGGGTACTGGTTAGGCTGCATTACAAAGTTGGGCGGCGTAAACGCTTGCTGCGAATAGTCGTAAGGCGCCAACGCGTTAATGGGTGTGTTTGGCTCAACAGGACGCAAACCGCTGGGGATGGGGCGGTAGTCTTGAGGTATAGCCCGCGAACGCTGATACCCCGGCGACGCCATGCGGCGAGCCATCAAAGCAGACGCAATATTGCCGCTTGCCGCGCCCGCCGCACCACCAACGATTGCACCTGGCAAGCCAAACGGCGAACCAATAATCGCGCCCGCTGTACCGGCAGCGCCCGAGCGGGTGGCTTTCTCACGCCATGTTGGTTCACGAACTAAACCACCTTGAGTTACTTCTGGAAAGTTAGCCGCCACGTTAGCTAATTTGGCCAATTTGCCAGACAGCGGTCTGCCTTCTGCGGCCAACGAAGCCAACGCTTGCGGATCCACTACGCCAGTGGCTAAGTTTGTTGCCCGTTCGTAATCATAGGTGCGCGCCAAAGCTGTGCGCGCATTACGGAAATCGGTGACCAGTCGTGGATCGGTAATGCTGTTTTCAATCGCCGTTTCCAAAGCGTTGGCCACGCCCATGTTGATGTCGGCGCGCGCGATTGCTTCCGGCGATGGCGGATTAATTCCAGCCGACTGTTGGTTGTAGATCGCTTGCGCGTCGCGGCGTAGCTGGCGAATACTTTTAACGGTTGTCTCGCCGTTTGTGCCTGCTTGAAGTTGACCTTTAATAGTGTCCAAAAAGTTATTGATTGCCGCCGCTTGCCCCGTGTCGCCAATCATTGGTGTAACGCGCAAACTGTCAATACGCCCCAACACCGATTCGTCGGCGGCTACTGTCGGCAGCGCCCGCACTTTGTCGTATGCACCGCTGATGCCAGGTGCGTTACGAGCTGTCTCAAAAGCCTTGGCGTCTAGCTTGGCAGTTTCGGGCAAACCCATGTCTTCGCGGGCAACTTTGGCTACCTGCGGTAAGTTAATTTTGGACAAATTACTTTGTAGACTTGTAGTGCCGATAGCCCCTGTACGGATGCGGTTGGCAGTTGTGGGTTTGGAAATCGCTGGGTCCAGCGCAAGCCCTAACTCCAATGCATCTTTAGCCGCATCAATGCGCGGCGCGGCCAATTCGCTTTCTTTAACGCGTTGCGTCTGGATGCGTCGCTGACGCGCTTCAATTGGTGCTTTGACAACAGGAGCGACCTGCTGCACAGAAGGCCCGGCAAGCGTTGCCAAATTACCCATCATGTTTAAGGGCACGCCTTGCAAACCAGTGCGGGCAAGCATATTGCCAATTGCCTGTGTCTGCGCCTCGGACTCAGGGCTAACCTGCGGTTGAAAAAACTGCTGCACTTTGCGGCCTGTGGCTTCGCCAGCTTTGATACCCTGCTGTGTACCAAATTTACCGCTGGTCAACGCGCCGTAAATCTTTGCGCCTTCCACAATAGGCGCTGTAATTGCGCTGGTGCCCAGCGTAACGGCGGTTTCCAATGGCGCCAACAACTTGCCAAAAAAGCCAGATTCGGGGCGCTCGGGCGCGGCAGTGGGCGCAGGCGCAGCAACGCTGGAGCCTGGAATTTGGTCAACACGGGTGCCTGTGCGGCGCGGGGCGGGGATGCCATTTGATGTTGCCCGCAGATACGCATCTGGATCAAACGCGGCCGGAGGCGCAGACTGCTTTTGAGCAAGGTATTTGTCGGGATCAAAAGCCATTATCGCACTCCCAGCCGTTGTTTAATTTGCGCTGATCGGGGATCGTTAGGGTTGCTGTTTGCCCAATTAAGAGCTTCTTGATCTTGCGGCGCTAACTTAGGTGCGGCGGCTGCGGGAGCGCTGCCAGCTTTGTATGCGTAAGTTGAATCGTACGCTTCGCGCACGCGTGCTTGTGAAACACGAATTTCTTCAATCAAATCGTTAATCCCTTGCTGCACGTCCTTGATGTTTTGAGTACGGTCAAGCCCGCCAACAATTGATTTCTCAAGACGGCGGCCTTCTTCGTTAGATACGTTGCCCAACGCACCGCCAGTTTTAGACGCTTCGCGCATATCTTGCAATGCTTGAAAACCACCTTTGGCAAAAATCTTATCGTACAGGGATTGAGCGCGACTGCCTTCACGCGATACGCTTGGCGTGCGTCCGTAAATGGGTCCGGTTATTTGGTTCAGCCCAGGGTCATCGCGGAGTTTTTCAAGTTCTTTAATGAATTGCTCAGATTTAGTCTCAAAACTTTTAACCGACGCCGTTGCTTGCGGAAATGTCGCTTCGCGTTTTTGAATATCTTTTGGATTTAGCCCTGCTGCGGCTGGGCCACCGGGAATAGGCTCTAAATCGCCAGTCGGTGTGTAGCGATACCCAGCAGGCGCTTTAGGCATCTCGCCACCAGCACGAGGGGTGCCGCCGCCTGCGCTGCCACCAATAAACTTGACAGAAGCGGGGGTAAACGGTGTCATGCCAATAGCTTGCTCACGGCTTACGTACTGCGGCTTGCCATCTGGTCCTATGACAGCAACAGGCGCGCTAGGTGCAACTACTTGCGGACGCTCGGGCGGCTCAATATAACTCATTGTTCTGGGGTCAAATACCCGGTTACCGACCGTTTTAGGCAGCTGCGATTTCATCCACTCGGACATACCCATCGCTTCGCGCTGGACGTATTGCTGAAATTGAGTAAGATCGTCTGGAACTTCAGCAAGCGCTTGGTCTAACGAACCGAATTGCGACAGCAGACCGCCAACATCGGGGTCAGCATATTGCATCTTTACCACTTCACGGGCGGCTTCAGGCGTCGGCGCGCGAAGCAGCCGATCACGAAACATGCCTGTTTTTTGAGTAACGACTTGATTGCGCCGCGCCGATTCTTGATCTTGAATAGCACCACGCGTTTTTTGCATTTCCAGTTCAGTCTGTCGCATTTGCATCTCAGCCTGCTGGCGGCGCAAGGCGTTCATGTCTTGCTCTTGAGCCATTTTCTGCTGATTCAGCGCGTTGACCCGCTGTTCTTCCTGACCTTGGGTAAACCCTTCGTAGAAGTTTGCAGGACCAGCCTGTCGCAAAAGATTGAAATTGACTGCCATGATTAGTCCTTAAAGATACTGACCAAGGTCTTGATTGCCGTAGGCCAATCCAGAACCAAATCCAGAACCGCCAAGACCTGTTTGGCTAAAAGCCGCTTGACCACCACCACCCAAATATCGGCCAAGGACGTTGCCGACTTGACCGTAAGAACTTGAACGTGCTTGTTGAGCAGCCAGCAACGCATTCGCGCCGACATCTGCCTGACCCATGCCAATGTTGCCAACGGCGTTTGCGTAATTGCCGCCTGCTGTGCCCATTTGGTTGGTCGCTGTCTGACCAATACCAGCAAGGGCCGCAGTCGTGTTGTACCGGCCTAGCGCGCGGTCATACGCATTTTGGTATTCCTGCGAGGCAAGCCCTTGGCCAAACCGTTGCAATGCGCCGCCGGTATTGCCGCTGATCAGACCACCGCGCATGGCAGCGCTGCGCTCCAGCGCTTTCTGACCTTGCTCAAGTCGGAACGCATAGCCAGGGTCTTCCATCAAGTTGACTTCGCCTGTAAAACCCGTGCCCATCTTTGCAAGCGCGTTGACACCGGCCTGACGGTAAGGTTCCTGCAATTGAACCTGACGTTCAAATTGCTCACGCTGAAGATCGGCTGCTCGGTCTGCGGCAGACGCAGTGACGTCTGCCGCTCTTCCAGCAGCTTTTGCCGATTGACGACCGCCAATCAGCGCGGCGGCGGCGGGAATAATGAGGTTCCACATATTAAAAGTCCTTGTTTCAATTATCCGTTAAAACTGTTGGCACTGCTACCTCGAAATCGCCGTGATGGTGGGTGTGCCTGAATACGTGATGGTCAGGGCATCGCCGGGGGACAAACCGAACATACCGTAGTATGAACCTGTGTTGTACTTTGTACCAGTGCCGCGCTGAAACTCAACTTTGATGACGCCCCCGCCACTGATCATTATGTCGATGGGGCGCTCAGTCGTGTTGCCGTACACCAGCGGGGAGCCACTCAGGGGCACAGGCGCTGGATCATTTGGCGGCACATAGTCAACGTCAGAGTTCAGCAGCGCCAGCAAATACCGATACCATTCCCGCGACATCAGGCCCGTCCGTTCATCAAAGAACGGAACCCTGTTCGATGGGATGTTGGTGTCGGCGTTAAGCATTTGTCGGCGATAGGATCAGTTCTGCGCCCATGATGGCGATCTTAACGGGGTCCGTACCTGACAACTCATACACCCGATCACGCAGCTTCATGGTCATGCCCAAGCGCCGCCAGAGCACTCGCTTGCCAGTTTGGCCCGTGGTGCCCATGTCCTTGCCGTGGTAGTTGCTCCAAGTGTGCCCACCATCGTCGGACCAGCGCAGCAGCACCACTGGCTGCGGGTTGACCGAAATGCCAGTTTCATCAATCAGGAAGTCATACGACTCGGTGATGATGTCGTCCTCGTCCTCGGTCGCCAAAAACACCGGCTCACTAACAGGCGGCAGCGTAAAGCCTACCTCGCAGTCAAGCTGCATGGAGTGCTGCGCTGTGCGCTTGAGGTTGTTCGTACCCGTGGGCAAGGCACGCCACGAACGAATCCACTTCTGGATGCCGCCGTTGTCCGAGTAGACATCCAAGTCAAAGGCGTACAGGTTGCCGTTTTGGAAGTCGCCAACAGTCACCTCGCCGTTGAACACAGCGCGGCAGTTTGAACGGTGACGAATGAAGTTGTCGTTGGCCCAGCTACCGCGCTCATGCCACGCCTGTGTCGAGGCGTCATACACCCAAGTGGCGTTGGCCGATGGGAACGTCAGCACGTAGAAAGAATGGCCTTCTTGCTGGTACGTGTAGGCGATGGCGTCTGAGATGTTGTCGTACTGTGCGATAGCGTACTCAACTGCGTGCGTTGACACCCGCTGGCCGGTGTAGCCGTTGGCCCGGTAAACGATGCCCTTGCCTCGGGCGTCTGCGCCCAGCCAGAACAGCGAATTGTCCAGCTTGGCTACCGAGTACGTGGCAGCGCAGCCGATCTCGTTGAACGCGCCTTGGATGCGCTGGAACGGCACGCCCGGTGGCGGCAAACCTGCGTCATACCAAACCTCGACCGAGTTGCCGCCAAACAGCCACAGTTCGTTGTGGTCGGCGATCAGCGACACCAGCCCGTCTGGGGAGCCTTCGGCGTTGGCAACGCTGGTCCCTTCAAGGGCCGTGCCATCGTAAGACTCGGTGACCCAGAACTTTTGGCTGTTGGGTTCGTTGAAGATAAAGTACCCGTTGATGAACGTGACAACCTGCGCCCGAGGGAACGCCGAGTTCTCGACATAGGCATTCGTGACGGCGTTGTAGACGTAACTCGGGCCGTTGGCCGCAATAAACACTTGAGTGCCGTTGGATGCCATCGAAACAGGGCCAGTGTTGCCCACAACGCCGATCAGCGTGGCGGCGTAGTTCTGGTCCACCTTGTACAACTCGTTGCCCGACACGACATACAGCCACTGGCCGTAGTCCAACAGGCCACGGACTGGACCCGTGCCCACGGTAGCCAGCAGGCGCAATCCCGGCGCACGGTTTAAGAACGCCGGTTCCTTGCCACCCTCGGGAACAATCTCGGGGAACAAGTTGATCATGCGGTTGTCCGCAGCGTTGGTGCTGCGGGCAACGTAGCTGGACCCAAGGATCGGCGATTTCATCAGTAGTTACCGGCGTAGATGTTGAAGCGCTGGCGTGTCGCCACGATGGCGTACGGCATCGACATCACATCGTCAGGGTTGTTGATGCGCTTGAGATCGCGCTTGCTGGTCATGGCGATGCGCTGCACTTGTGGGCTTGGCTCAACGCCAAACTCGGGCGCAATCTCCATCGCCAAGTTGTAGGTGAACGCACGCAGGTAGCCCGGTGGGTAGTACAGCACCGTTGACAAACCAGCCGGAATGTCCAGCTTTTGCACGGACACGAAGTGCCACTCCAAGTCCCGTGTGGGGCGTGGATAGACGTACATCTCAACGTCTGGAAACGTGTTGTTGACGAAGATAACCTGCGGATACGTCGAGGTCACGGTCTTGACCGCAATGCCGTTGTACTGCTGCTGGTTGATAAACTTGATGCCGAACGACACGTTCGTGCCGGGGTCACGGAAATACGTGGCGTCATCAAGCAACACGGGGCGCAGGCCAACAAAGTCGCCAGTAGGGCCAAGGGTGCGGGAGAGAAGACCTGCGGGCCAGGTGAAGATTTGATCTTGGGTGCAGAACACAGACAGACGTTCTGTGTTCCAACTGTCGATCATTTGGTTCATCGCCATCAAGGCATCTTGGGCGGTTTCGGCTGATGGCACTTCGCCTTCTGCGAGTACACCCAGCAATCGCAGTGCCCTGTTGATTTGATCGCCAGCGGTGTACGTTGCCATGTCAGACTCCTTCGGTTTCAGCCTTACGGGTGTATTTGCGCTTTACCACAAGCGTGTTAGCCGCTTCTTCAGGCTCTGAAGGCGTGTTGGGATTGTAGCGCACCCAGCCATTTTGTTCATCAAATTCGGCCTCGGCCTCCATCGATGCAATCTTGCGGCCATGAATTGGGTGTTGAAGGTAAATTTGCATATTGAAGAACGGGGTCCGAAGACCCCGTTTGGTTTAGCCGATAACCCAGTTTGTGCCGTTGCAGAAAACGGGCACGATGTTGGAACCACCGCCAGCAACGGTAGCGCCTGCGTTACCAGAGTATGCAGCGTTAGAGTTGCTCACAGCCGAGCGAGTGCCAGCCAAGGCAGCACTTGCGGGAGGCAATTGAGCAACTGTGTAAAGCGTAAATTGCGCCTCGTCCAGTGCGGGGTCAGCGAACGCTACGCCAACAGGTTTGGTATTTGACATGATTGTTTCCTTAAAAACAGGGGCCGAAACCCCCGTTTAGGTTTAGGCCACGCGATACAGTGTCCAAGTGCCATCGCCGGTTTTACGGGCGCGGAACTGAGCAGATGTATTGGCAGAAACAGCGGCCACACCAACAATGGTCCAGCCTGTACCAACCACAACAGTAGCGGCGTTGGTGCCACCGATGTTGATGATGGTGAAGTCAAACGCTGCGTTCACTTTGGCGGCGCTGCTGATGTCAGTTTCGAGCAATGCCACGGTGGGCAAAGTCAAGTTGACGGCTGCGCCGGTGTATGTGAACAGACCATTTGCCAGTTGAGCAGCGGTCAGAGTTGCTGCGGCAGTCAGCGCTGTGGGAGCGCCTTGCACGAACAGTTGAGCTTCGCCTGTATTGCCGTCACCTACTTGGTAACCGCCTGCGCCGTTTGGGAGTGCCATGATAATTTCCTTTCAAAATTGAGATGTGAGAAAGGGGACCGAAGCCCCCGTTTCGGTTTAGCCCCAGATGCGGCAACCCATTTGTGGACGGATTGTGCTGAAGCCGTACAGAACGTCAATACGGCAAGGCAGACGGTCGTTGTTGATGTCGTACTGACGAACAACGCGCAGGCTGATACCGTTGTGAACGGCACGAGCAGCCATGTCAACGCCCTGTGGCAACAACAGGTCAGCAGTTGCGAAAGTGATCGCATCTTTGTGGTAGACCAAGTTCTGAGCGTACTGAGAAGAAGCAGCGCCCAAGAAGGTCACAGTTTTGCCAGTAGCAGGCAGAGAAGTCATGGTTGCCAAGGCGTGAGTGGCCGAGTACATCGGGGCCACAGTCACAGTCCAGTCACCAGCCACAGCGGTAGCGCTGGTCAAGGCAACGAACTGGAACAGCGAGCCAGTGGACTCACGGGTCTGTGGGTTGACTGCGAAGCAATCAGCAACGGTGAACACGTCACCGGCGTTGATTGTTGTAGTCACAGAACCTTGGGTCAACACGATGGTCGAAGCGCCTTCAGAAGTCACGCCGGGAGTCTTCACGGTTGTGGCAGCAGAAGCGTCACGCGAGCCAGTGGTGTGCTGCTTGATCGACTGAGACATATTGATCTCGTCGAAGCCCAACACGCCAGTGCCCATCATGCCGTTCTTGAACTGCTTGCTGATGGTGTCGGTGGGGTTGAACAAGCCCTTCATGCCTTCAACCAAACCAGCGTTAGCGGCAGGGTTGACGGTGGCGTAACGTGGGTTCATCACGGCGGCGTTCTCGTTCAGCTTCTGCTGGGCTTGCAACAGCACCAAAGAAGTCGAAGGAGTGGTGCCGGGTGTGCCGACCGAGTTACCAATGGTCTTGTAAGCGTTGGCAACGTCAGCGTCGATGCTGGAGGCCAACTGGCTGATACGAGGCTTGAGCACACGTTCAGCGAAGTCGTCCAACTGCATGGTCAATTCAGCAGATGTGAAGTTGACGCCGATGTGCTTTTGGCTGGCGACAGTCAAAGTGGTGAACTGTTCGTTGTCGTCCTGAACTTGCAGGGCGGCACCGTCAGTCACCAGAGCGCGGTCGGGCAAACGGATACGCAGTGTAGAACCGATCTTTGCACCTTCAACAGCGAAGCTGTCGTCGTACTGGCGGTTCACGTTGCGGGTGAGTACAAGGTTGTTCTCCAGAATTTCCAGAGCCTTGCGGGTGATCATGTCGATCGTGAGGATGCTGTTAGACATTTCAAAAGTCCTTTCAAAGTTTAGCGGGTCATCTGTGCTTGCAGCTTCTTCATCTGCCTTGCACGTTCGGCTTCAATCCACTGCGAGTCCGTCATGGTCTTGATAGACCGTGGGTCCGTAGTGTCATAGGCCGGTGCTCCAGAGGAGCGTGCGGTGACAGGTGAAATCGGCGCTGGCGCAGATGTGGTTCGTTTTACGGGAGGCTCAGCGGCCAATTTGGCTTCGATCTTCCCGATTTCCTTCGCCTGACCGAGTGGCGTCATGCGTGAGATGCGATCTGCTTCTTTTGGATTGGAGCCGAGGTAGTACGCTAACTCAGGTCCGATGTCCGAAGACTGGATCGTTTCAGCCATCACGTTTGTGATTGGCAGCTTGGGGTTGTAGGCGACTTGTTCAAAGTCATCGTACTTGTCCCGCGCAGCTTCTTCACGCTCTTGATAGCTTTCGAGAACTGCCGATTGCTGCTTGGCGGCTTCGCGTTTGGCAATCAGTTCTTCGGCTTTCTGAAGGGCCAGCGCTTCCGCATAGGCTTCAGTTGACTCGAACTGATCAACGCTGGCCGTTGGCGCAGCTTTTAGCGTCTGCTGTTCAGACTGACGCTGTGCTTGTTCTCTTTCCCACTTGCGTTGCTCTCTTGCGAGGCGTTTGCCAATCATCGCGTCGATCTCAGCTTGGGAGTATTTTTTCTCCTCGGCCTGCTCGATTTGATTCTCAGCGACTTCCGGCGTACTTTCAACAACTTCAGGTGTGGCCGTCACATCCGTGGTTGGCGCGGAGTCTACTTCCGCTAGGGCTTGGACTTCTTCAGTCATTTATTTACTCGTTAGAGTTCCTGATGAACTGCATCAGTACAGTTTGATTGGCACATATTCCTGTTTTACCCAAGGCAAACCTGGCGTAGCCAATTGTGGTGCTGCTTTCTTAGCCAAGGCTTCATCAGCTTCGACTTCGTAGGCTTGCACTTGATCATTGCCGAGTGCGTTTTTAACCCAACCAAGCACTTGCTCGTGGGTCAGTTTGTCGTACTCAGTATACGGCGAACCGGCAGCGTACTCAAGGTTCGTCGTATTGTATATTTGAACAGTATGCTCACCTTGCGTGGCTGTCAAGAGCCAGTTGACCACATAGACGACATTTTGCTTGCCGTCTACGCTTGGGAAGCACTGCATTTGTTCGATAGACCAAACTTTCATGGTTGCACCTCTGTTGATTTCTCTGCTGGTTCCACGTAATCAGGGTCGTGCGGCCAAGTAATGTTGCTCATCACTGCTTCAAGTGCTGGCATATCAGCAGCGGCTACAATGTCCGCAGTGTACCCCGCAGCCGTGGTGCGGATTGACTGTCTCCAAGTGTTCCACTCAGGCGACATAGGTTCGCCTGTCTCAGTGGCCTTGACCACCATCCAGTCGTTGGGCAGGAGGAGGCTGTAGGCCGTGGCGTTGATCTGCGAGTTGCAGGTTGCCTTGGTCTGATCCAAGTCCTTAGGGGTAGAGGTGTAGTTCACCACCACCTGACCGTCAATCAGTGCTGGCGCTTCTTGCGTCACCCAGTAGTAGGTGTCTGACGGTGCAGGGCCGTAGATCACATCAACCATGCCGATGGCAGCTTTGTCTTCAGGGGTGGACAGGTTGCACCAGTTGGCAGGGTACTGAACCCCATTCAACTCAAAGGCTGAACCAGCAGGTACAAGCTGGACGATGGTGTTGTTTTGGACAATTGCGAACATGGTTTTCCTTAACGTGCAAGAGCGTTTTTGAAGGGGTTTTCGGCAAAGGCGGCGTAGATGTATGTGCTGCCGTTGGTGTTGTGATTAGAGCCTGATGTTCTGGTCTTAAAACCGTTGGAAAGAATATCTATACCATTTTGAGTTGCTTCAGCGTCTGCTCGGTTTGGAAAAAGCACTTTATCGGCCAAATTAAATGGGCTTCTTGATGTGTCATGCAACAGCCAATAATTGCCCGATGACGTTGTATCTTTAACTAAAATCCACCGTGGCCTGAACCCCGTGTAGATGAACGGGCCATCTGTGCTGCCGTTGCCTGTGTAGCTGCCAAATGCGCTGAAGCCAGCGATGGGGGCAAAGCAGTAGGCAACATAGTTAATTCCACTTGCGTTGGTTCCGCTGTTATTCCCAACATAAAACACAGAACTGTTTGGCAGCGTGTTAGACCATATTGATGTTGTAGTGCGAATAGCGCCAGTTGACTCCAACTCCATTACTTGATTTGCGGCAAAAAATTGATGCCATACGGGCCATCCTTGAACGCTTCCGTTGCGTTCTTTAACAATAATCAAACCCGGAGAAACTCCCAAACCGTGCCCAATAGTTGTGTTAGCAGTGCTATTACCCGCATATGTCACCACACTGAACCCGCTGGTCGTGTTGGCGCTGACCGTGCTGGTAGTGGAGCCAGCAGTGTTGGTCACACCTGCGCCGTTGGCTTTCCATTGCCAGCCGACATAAGTGGCAGCGTTGGTGTTGACTTGGGCAAGTGTGCCTACTGTAAAACCACCAGTGCCAAATGCAGTGACACCGTTGTCAGATGTTACCTCTGCGTCTGTGGTGTTGCTTTCCAGACGGGATTGCGTGCCTCGCAACACATCGTAAAGTGCATGATCTGTAGCCGCGCTGCGAGATTTGATCCACACCCAATCTGGCTGCATTGAACCACTGTTGGTCACTGACAGGCTTGAACCCGTACCCGTGTACAGCGTGGCATCCATGAACTTGTTGCCAGCAGGGATCGTGGAGCTTGGCAGGTTGAACGTGTTCAACGGAAGGAAGCCGCTGGGTGGCGTGTAGGCAAAGGGGCGTTGGCCGAAGTTGGCAATAAAGTCAGTCCATCGAACATTGCTACTGGCATAGTTAGCTACTGACGGCACATATACGCCAGATGAAGAAAGACCGCTTACGTTTGGCGATGTGTTTGTAGCTGGGTCTGGACTACCAGTTCCCTGCCATACGCCATTTTTACTAAACCAAACTCGCAAGTTGGTTAAGTCCAATGCAACGCCAATCACATCATTTGTTGTATATGAATTTCCGCTTGAGTTAACTGTTGCCCCTGTTGCAAGAACGGAGCCAGATCGGTAATAGCCAGCTCCATTGTTTGTGTAAATTTGGCCCGGAACGCTATCGCCTGATGCCACATTGGGGGATGAATTTAAGTTGACAACGCCAATAATTGCCTCGTTATCATTTCCATCACCCACACCACCAGACCCGCCATGTGTGACTTCAAAATACCACTTTCCTGTTGTGACACCAAATGTTGATTGTGTGTTTGTATATGGTGAGCCGTTGGAATCGCCAAACGCCCTGACTTGCAAATTAGCGTTGGAAAAAGTTTGCGCTGTTTCACCTGTTTTGTTGTTTACGATTAACGGATTCAAAACACAGTAGTTTGCCGCAGTTGGGCTGGTCAGTGTCGGCACATCGGTCATGGCATCGTAGGTGACCCCCGGTGTCAGGCTGATGTTGTTCGTTGTCCAGTTGTTGCCGTTGCCACTGAAGTCATTGCCCAGAGTGGTCGTGCTGGTGGTGTTGGTGAACGGCAGGTAGAAGCCGTTTGTGCCGTATGTGCCTGTGTACTTGGCTGGTTGCCAAACGCCAGTGGTGGGGTTGGTTGAGCCAAACGATGATGGTGTCAGGGCTTGACCATCGATGAAGTTGATCTCATCCATGTAACCGTCAAAGTTATTCAAATACCCTGATCCAATGTATTGGACAACGCCAGAATTATTTATATGAACAAAATTGTAGTTTTGCGCGGGATATGATGCTGTTGAAAACGCCGTAATTTGAACGCCGTTTACATACATTCTGATGCGGTTAGCCGCCGTTGCTTGGGTCGTATCAACAGAAAAAACAAAATGATACCAAGCTGAAGGATCACGAAAAACTTGTGTTGTAACCAACGAAGCGCTGCCCCCTCCGTCGGCATAAAAAGCAATGACATCGTTTTGAAAATATATTGGATCGCCCGCGCCTGAGCCAATAGACCCAGCACCAAATATATTCTGGTATTGATTGCCAAGAGTGCCCCGTTTTACCCAGCCACTCCAAGTAAAAATTTGACGGTTTCCAGTGCTTGCAGGAGTACGGCTTAGATATGCAGTAGCACTTGCGCGAAACCGCAAAGAGTTGGTCAGGTTGTAGGCGCTTGTGCCAGCCGAGAAGACGGGGAAGGTCATGCCACCCCCTGCGAACGGCCTTGCTCATACAGGTTTGTGCCATCGGATCGGAACACAAAGTAATCCCGAGCGCTTGCCGCAGTGGAAAGAGTCGGCGCAGTGCCGTTGGCCCACTTGAAGACAGCGTTCCATGTCAGGGTGTTGCTGCCAGCGTTCTGGATCACAGCCAGTGCGTAAAAAGCCCCAGAAACAAGGCTAGAAGGCGCTCCCATCGTCCGATTGCTCGACACAAAGGTGAAGGTAGCCACCTGGCCTGTTGTTGTGTCCCAAGCCACTGTGGCAGCATCGGTCAGTGCAATGTTGGGGCTGTAACCAGTACCGACCACACCCAGACGGTTGTTTGTGGCGTCATAAGTCAAATTGGACTCGTTGCCAAATGCCGATGTGCCGTTGCCGTAGGGAATGTAGCCAGCAGTCAACGATGTCAAGCCAGTGCCACCGTTGGCAACAGCCACGGTCCCAGTCACGTTGGCGGCTGTGCCCGTGGTGTTCTGGTTCAGCGTAGGAACATCGGCAGCCTGGATGGTCGCCATGACCACGTTTGTGCCGTTACCGCGCAGATACGAGCCAGATGTCACAGCACCCGCAAAAGCATTCATCGCCAGTTGCGCAGTGGTCTGCCCAGAGCCACCATTGGCAATTGCCACAGTTCCAGTGACGTTGGCAGCAGTACCAGTCGTGTTCTGGTTCAACGTGGGCACATCAGCGGCTTGGATGGCTGCCAGCGCGGCATTTGTGCCGTCAGAGCGCAGGTATTGCCCAGCAGTCTGGGTGCCAGTCAAGGCCGTGATGGCCGCAGCAGCAGTCGTCTGACCCGTGCCGCCGTTGGCAATTGCTACGGTGCCTGTGACGTTGGCCGCAGTTCCGGTGGTGTTCTGGTTGAACGTGGGCCAAGTGAATGTGCCCGTGCTGAAGTTGCCCGAGGTGGGTGTGCCCAGCAGCGGGGTCACCAGCGTGGGTGAAGTGGACAACACCACATCGCCTGTGCCGGTGGTGCTGTACGAAGTGCCCCAAGCCGAGCCGGTGGACAGCGGAATGCCAGCACCAGGGTAGACCATGCCGCCACCGCCGCCGGACGAGTTGATCGTCTGGTTGGGCCAAGTACCTGTGATGGACACGTTGGTGCCTGCAATCAAAGAGGGTGTGGTCGTACCTGTACCACCGTTGGCAACGGCCAGCGTGCCTGCCAAGGTAACCGCACCTGTGGTGGCCGTGGCCGGTGTCAGGCCAGTCGTGCCTGCGCTGAACGATGTCACGCCTCCGCCACCGCCGCCAGTTGAGGCAATGGTTTGGTTGGGCCATGTGCCCGTGATCGTGACGTTTGCACCTGCCACCAGCGATGGTGTGGCTGTGCCGTTGCCGCCGTTGGCAACCGGCAAGATGCCAGTCACGCCAGTGGTCAGGGGCAAATTTGTCGCATTGGTCAGATTGACGGCTGATGGTGTGCCCAAAGCAGGCGTAACCATGACAGGCGATGTGAACAACCCCGCAACGCTGACCTTCTTGGTCGTCGTACCTTGAACAATCGGCAAAACTTCCGTGCCCGCCAGTGGGGTCGTTGCCGATGGGAGCTGGGAAATTTTGACGTTTGCCATAGATTACTCGTAGGAAATGGTTGCCGAAACAGTGCCGCCAATCACGACATAAATGCCTTTGTTGGCGTACAAACCAGTGAAGAAATTGTGGTTTGTGTTGGCCGTTGGTGTGAAAGTCGCCAGTATCACGGGGTCCGATGTGCTGGACGCAGACGAATCGTAAACCGTAATGGTGGGTGTGCTGGATGCAGCACTGACAAAAATTCCGTTGAGTTTGCCAGCATCTCGTTTGATCTGAGTAGTGGCAGTGATGGCGGTGTAATTGGACATATCAGTATCCTGTGGAGTTTTTAACCAAAACCAAAATGAACATTGAAGAAACAGCGTTGTTGGTGGAACTGCCGACCGCTGTTGCCTCAATTGTGGTCTTTTCGGGAACAGCCAGTGGGTACTCAAACACGTAGTTTGCCACGCCGTTGTTGATGGTGGTGATCGCTGCGGTGCGACGAATGTTGTCCGTGCCTCGGGTCAGCAATCGACCTTGAACTGCGTTAGAGCCACCTGCTTGACCAGTCGAAAACAGACCTTGGGAAACATACGCCGTGTACCCCGCAGGGATGGTGTAGCTGCCTGTGGTCGTGACGTTGTAATCAAACTTGATGATGTCGTACACGGTCGCTGGAACGCCTGCGGTTACGGTGCCTGTGCCGATGTAGATGTCACCGGCTGCGCTGTTACCAGAGCCAGCAGTCAGCACATAAGCGTAGTTCACGCGAAGCAACGCTTTGGTCATCGTCACAGCCGTTTGGCCGTTCATGGTGACCGTTTCGCTGATCTCGTTGTAGTCGGCATCCAAGCCTTGCACCACGATTGTCCGAGCGCCAGTGCCTGCGCTGGTGTCGCTTGCGCTGGATGAACTGACTGTCATCTGAATCGCTGCTGCTGGGAATGTGATGAGGCTTGGCAGGGGCCACACCGACACCTGAGTGGAGTCAACGTCTGGGTTGAAGCCAAAAACAGTCACGTTTCGGTGACCTTGAACCTGACCACGGGAAACTTGAAGAAAGAACTCCTCAAATTTTCCGTACTGGGTCTGCGAAACGTAAGGTGTTGTCATGCCAAAAACCTCAATTTGTAGAGCGTTGACAGGTACAGACCAACAATTTCGTCGATGATGTTCTGGATCGGGGTGTCCGTTTTCTCGCACACCTCGTACCGGCACTTTTCAATTTCAGCCATTGAATCGGTCAAAAATTCAACAATGTTGTTGGTTTTCTTGGCGCTCATCAGGCTGATGGGGCCAATCAAACCGTGCCGACCTTGGTAGGCTTCAGCAAACTTGTCGGCCAACTCAACCACCTCGTCGTAAAACGATTGTAGGGCCGAGTGCTTGGAAAAGCTACGGGTGTTCAGGTGCACGGAATGGGCCACATCCCGTGCCAGAAACAGCGTTCCTACAAAATCAGCGGCGTTCATTGTTGAATCCCCATTTCAGGCATTTCCCGAGGCTCTGGAGCACCGGCAACCAGATCGCCAGTGTCCAAAGCTGCTGCAATTGTACCCATCACGATGTCTTGAATTTGCTCGGGACTCATACTGGCTTGAACAGCGGAAATTCGCTGTGTTTCGGCCTGATATGCCTTGATTTCGGCCTCGTAATCCTTGCGTGCTAAGTCCTGCATTTCGATGGATTTGCCCACATTTTGGATCATCTGGTACATCTGCTCCATCTCAGCGCCCATCGCTTGGATTTGCATCTCTGCGGCCTGCAACTCTGGCGATTTGTCGTCGTCGGCCATGATTTTGGGGTCGATGGTCTTGGCAAAACGCTTGGACATTTCTTGGGCACCGGGCCAGTCCATGTTTTTGACGAACAAATCACCGGCCACTTGCCACAATTGCGGGTTGCCTTGCAGCAACTGGGCCATCGCCTCCAGCGCTTCTTGGCGTTTGGTAGCGTAGCCGGGGCCAGTGATTGCCACAACGTCGTATTTGCCCACGCCGGGGTTGTAAATCTTCTCGATCACGATGCCTTCTTCGTTCACGATCTGATTGATTGGCTCGGGCTGGTCAGGATTGATCTTGACCATCTTTGTTTCGCCGTCTTCCCCAATGATTCGGGCAATACGCTGCGTGTCGTAGATTTTGGGGATCAAATCGACCAGTTGACGGGCCACATGGCGCACGCCACGGGCCAAGTTGTCACCGTAGTGGTACGTGCCCACGTCACCTTCACGCTGACGGGCAAGAATGGCCTTGCCAGAGCGCTCGTTGGAACCCATGCCCAGCGATGCGTTGTATTGACCTGTAGTGGACTTGATGTCTTCAGATGCGCCCGCCTTGGCTTGCAGCAGGCCGCTGGAGGCCATTGGGGGCTGTGCCCGCTGGGGTAGTGGCAGGGCAGCGCCTTGGCCGTCTGTAACGTCTGGATTGACCTCCAGATACGGCCAGTTGTTGGTGTTGGCCGTCTTCCACTTTTTCTCGTAGCCTTCAAACTGACCGCCGTAACCGATGAACGGCGCTTTGGGGGCCAGAGCCAGCATTTCAGCTTCCTGCGACACCCAGTAGTTGTACATGCGCTGGGCGTCTTTGGCGTTACGCACCAAACCCGACACATACAGGCGGCCATCGACCTCAAACTCGTTGCCGACAATACGGATTACTGGAATCCACTTGCCAGCCCACTCGCGTTCTTCAAGGATTTCGTAGCCGTTGATCTTGCAATACTTGACCTTCGGGCGGTCTGACTCACGGCTACGCAAAGGTTTGCCGTAGATGACCTTCAGTTCTTTGTCCTCGGGCGTGCCTGCAAACGCAGTCATGTTGCCGGGGTACAGGTTAAGCGTGGCTCTGTCGTAGTCGATGTAATAGTAATCGGCGATGCGGATCGTGTCTTCGTTCAGCCAGTTGCTGATCGACTGGTCACCCACGCCCAGCGACTGAAGTGTCGTGATCGGGGTGGCATCGGGGTACATGCGCTCAAACTCAGCCTTTGTCACGTCTTCGGTGATGAAGCACCACTTGGCGTCTGAGCCAGTGGGGTCTTGAATCAGCGGGTCCATGTAGACTGAGAAGCTGTTGCGGATGCGGCCAATCTTGATGTCTTGGTCGAACGAGTTGTCGTCGCAGTATTCGGTCAGCAGCCGGATGTAGCCTTCGCCGTAGGCCACTTGGTTTTCGCAGGCGGTGTCGTAGGCCACGTCAGCATCGGAGATGTACTCGATGTGGCGAATCATGCCGTTGAAGACTTCGGCCACCTGCACATCGGCGTTGTCATCCACGGGGATGACTTTGGCACCGGGGCGGTTTTGCCGCATGTCGTTGGTCACTTGACGAACGTGCTGCGGCAGCTTGTTGATGGTCAGGCACGGGCGGGCGTTGATGGTCTGACCCTGCACCGCACCACGAGTAGCCAACACATCGGCGGGCCACTGCCAGTGGTTGTCAGGTGAGCCAGCGTAAAACTTCAGGTCGTCTGTTTCATCTTCCCGAGACTCGGAAAGCGCCGAAACCGCCAAATCAAGGCGGGCACGGGCGACAGCCAGAACATCTGACGCGCTTTTTTTGGGTTTACCACCATTCGCTACTGCGGCGGCGGCAACCATGCCAGTTGGGTCAGCCATCAAAGACTCCTAAAACGTGAGGCTCACGCATGACCACGTAGTCTTTACCATTGTGCGTGAATTCCTGCCCTACGTCAAAGTATAGCCTATCGCCTACTTTTATCGTTTTGCAGTCCGGCCCAGTGGCGGTTGCAACGCCAGTACCCAGTTTTTCACCGGGTGGCAAGACGAACAGCGCGTGCTTCTCAACGTCACGCTCAATGATGATGCAGTTTTGCAGTGCTTTCATTTCTTTTTCTTTTGTTCAGCTTCACGCTTGACAGAGTATGCGATGGCCACGGCTTGCTTGACTGGCTTGCCAGCTTGCACTTCGGCCTTGACGTTCTTGCGAAACGCCTCGGGTGATTTTGACTTGACCAGTGGCATATTAAGCACCCATCCATCCAGTTGAGACCATGCCGCGCTCTGACACGGTGCGCCGCTCGGGTCGATTGTAGTCACCCCGGTTTGCGACCGGGTACGAGAATGTCAGCGCGATGGCGTCGGCAGCGTCGGGCGACGCCAAGCCACGGGCCTTCATGTCTTTCTTTGACTCCAGGAAGATCGAGCCTTTGGAGTCCGGCTTCATCATAGGCGAGATCAGGTCGGTTTTCAAGAACCTGTCGTTGGGAATGCTGGCCGACTTCAACCAGTCGCGCATGTCGCCCCATATCTGCGCCCGCATGTTGCCGTACATGGCTGGGTTGCGCGACTTCCAGCCGAAGTTCACACCCTTGATCTTGTAGCGCTGTTCTTTGAGCCGGTCCACAATGCCCGCCCCCAGCCCGCCCTCGTCGATGAACACCATCGCTGGCTTGAACTCCTCGATCGCCTCGATCACGTGCCCGACCACCGTCATGGTGTCGTCGCCTCGGTGCCTGATGATCCGCACGATGTCCCGCCCCTGCCGCACGGCCAGCACGGTGGCGTCTGCCCCGAACCGCGCTGGGTCCACGCCGATCACGACGGGCGCTGATGGGTCTTTGTACGCGGGCCGCTTCATGGCATCGTCCACCACCATGCTGGAGATGAACTGGTCGTCGCCAGCGTTCGGGAACTCGCCGTACACCTCGACGTGCGCTTGTGATGAGTCGGCCCCGTATTCGTCGATGATCTGCTGGTAGACCTGCTTGTCGGTCCCCTCCACGGTGCGGGCGTCTACCACCTTAGTCTTCCAGAACTCCCGCTTGCTGTGGAATGTCTCGTAGAAGTACCCGCTGTTGCGCCGTGGGTTGGAGAACGCCAACCAGAAACGGTTGGGTGTGTTCTCCGTAAAGAAGCCTGCCGTCACCGCCCAGATGGCGTCGTCGATACCCGAGGCCTCGTCGAAGATCACCATCACGCCGTCGAAGTTGTGGACACCCGCGTAGGCGTCTGGGTTCTCCGCTGACCACAGCCGCCCCTCGACGCCCCAGTAACGTGTGCCCTTCTTCAGGTCGCGCTCGACCAGCTCGGTCAGCCACTTGGCTGGCATCAGCCTGGTAGCCGAGACTTCAAACCAGTGGCTGTTGAGTGACATCGCCAACCACTTGGTGATCTCGGCCCATGTGATCGACCGTAATTGGCTTTCTGAGTTAGCCGACACGATGGTCGTCGAGCCGATGCGTGTGGACAGCATCCAGATCACGATCCAGCTGACCAACGCCGACTTGCCAATACCGCGCCCTGATGAGACTGAGTGGCGCAAGGTGTTGAAGTCCACCTGACCTTTGTTTTGTTTGATGTGGTCGCCGATCTGCTGGAGCACCTCGCGCTGCCATTTGCGTGGTCCCGAGAAGTGTTCCAGTGGCGTGCCCTTGACGCCCCACGGGAATGTGTACAGCACGAACGCCAGTGGGTTGTCCTTGTACTGTGGCGACCAGAGCCTGGCCATCAACTCCTGTTCGTCTTCAGCCGAATAAATGGTGGTTTGCATTAGGCGCTTTGTTTATGTGGGGCCAGTCTGGCTTGCAGCACTGGTGTGGTGGCGTGTTCTACTGCTTGTACGTCGATGACGTCTGCGGCGCCCGCTGCGCGGCGCTCGGCCTCGGCCAGTGCACCAAGAATACTGATCTGTTGGTTGACGTCCACTGTGATGGCCTGCTTGGCGACCCAGCCGTGGACGTTCTGCAAGATGGCCAGCGCTGCTTTGGCGTCGCCCTGCTCGGCTGCGCTGTGCAGCTGCTTGGATGCCAGCAGCTCACCGTCGGCGCGGCCTTTTTGTTCGGCCAACTGCGCCGCTCTGTCCAACTCGCACAACTGCCGGTAGGCGGTGGGCACCATGCCTGCTGCGAGGGCCAGGTTGTCGCCCTTTAAGCCGAGCTTGGCGGCGTCATAGATGCGGTTAAGCACCGCCTCTGTGGCGCGCACTTCGTTGATGACAAGTGGCAGTGAATGAAAACTCATATTTCTCCTTCGCCAACACGGCTGGGGACTGGTGGGTATTCCTGTATGGGCAGGCCAGTAGCATGTACCTGCTTGAGCATCCCTGACTAGCCAGCCCCCATGCGTGTTGACGTGTGCGGGAAGTGTAAAGCATTTTGTAAAAAATAAAAATTGTTTGCGAGCGCTCCGCTGCGGTTGGCCCTTCCGCTCGGCCCTACCCCCTCCCCCTCCAGCTCAAACCATCACGCAGTTAGTGTGTGCACACTGACATTTTGTGGACAATGTGGACAGTCCACACAAAGCCGCCAACCCCTAGATGTGTGCACTGTATGCTCATGCAGTACTGTATGTATGTACATCACTGTATAGAACTGTGGTTTGTGGACAATGTGGACAATCTGTTTTTGCATGGTCCACAATGTCCACAATGCGCGGGCCAAAATGCGCGACGCCAGGGGCGTGGACAATGTGGACATGTGGACCATGCAGTTTAAATCGCTGTACCCCTAGTTGCTTAATTTTTAAGCAGTTGATTTTTTTTATCATTTGATCTAATAGTCCACATTGTCCACAAACAGCCCAAACCCGCATAAATAGGGGCGTCGCATGTGGACACCGGCCGCGCTTTTTCGCTATCCACGCGCTATCCACAACGTCCACACACCGAAAATTGTAACAAGTTGTAACAAACCCCTTTACAGTTGCAAAGCAATTCTTTACAGTCGCATTGTGTTCAACCAAACCATGAAAGTACTGTATATGAACAAAGCAAATACGCGCGAATTGAACAAAGCGCTTGCATGGATCGCCACCGGCGACGCCAGCGCGATTGACGTCGCATGTCGCACCCTGGCGACGTTGCAGCGCGCCGGTACAGCTAGTGATACAAAAACAATCCTGGCAATCATTAAAGAAAACAAGTTGTCGCATAAGTTTTACACCGACAACCATTGCCTTGTCGCCTATTAAAAACCCGCGCGGCCACCGGCCGCGCTACCAACTAAGGACCAAAACCATGAAGCAATTTTTTACAGACCTTTTCCACGCGGCATTGTTCGCGCTTTGCATCGGCGCACCTTTCGCCATGTTCTTCTACTTTTATGGGGCTTAACATGACTGACAAATTTTTGGGCTTTATAGCGTACGAAGGACCCTCGGAAATTGACGGCGCGCCGATTGTTGTCATTGTGAACAAAATTGACAGTGACAGTGAAAACGAAAAAACCGGCGCGCTTGTACAAACTTTTATCATCCGGTCCGATATTGCGCCTACAGACGCGCTTAAGACCGGCGATGACGCGTCAATCT